CTAACAAAAAAAAGATTCAATATTTCGTTCATTACAAATTCTTACCCGGTCTTGGTTTCTATGGCTTTGGTCTTATTCATATGTTGGGTGGTCTTACACGAACTGCAACTGCTGCTCTTCGTCAATTGCTTGATTCAGGAACATTGTCAAATTTACCTGCTGGGTTCAAGTCTCGTGGTTTTAGAATAAGAGATGATGATCAACCCATACAGCCAGGAGAGTTTAGAGACGTTGATGCTCCTAACGGAATACTAAGAGATTCATTACTACCTCTTCCTTACAAAGAACCCTCTGCAACACTATTTAATCTTCTAGGATTCTGTGTCGACGCAGGTCGAAGATTTGCTTCTATAGCAGACATGAAAATAGCAGAGGGAGGCAGTCAGGAAATGCCTGTTGGCACAACCATGGCACTTTTAGAACGCGGTACAAAAGTTATGTCGGCGATTCATAAAAGATTACATTACGCTCAAAGAATAGAATTTAAATTATTAGCAAAAGTTTTTGCAACTTACCTACCACCCATGTATCCATACAATGTTGCAGGCGGAGACTCTTTTATTAAACAAATGGATTTTGATCAACGTGTAGATATTCTACCTGTTTCAGATCCAAATGTTTTTTCAATATCTCAAAGAGTAACGATGGCACAAATGCAATTACAATTAGCTCAGAGTAAACCTGAGTTACATAATTTGTATGAAGCATATCGAAGAATGTATGAAGCCTTAGGTGTTCAACAAATTGAAAATATTTTACCCGTGCCAGGACAACCAATGCCAGAAGACCCTGGTGTTGAAAATGCAAAAGCATTAAAAGGTGCACAGCTACAAGCTTTCATTCAACAAAATCATGACGCTCATATAGAAGCACATAGATCTTTTGCTTCATCTGTTTTAGTTAAGTCACAAGTTGCAATACTTGCGATTTTACAAGGTCATGTATCAGAGCATATTTCTTTAGCTGCAAGAGCTCAGATACAAGCAGTTGTTCAACAACAGTTGATGCAAATTGCACAGCAAATGGGAGGTCAAGTTCCACCAGAAATTGCACAACAAATACAAAACGAAGCAGAGTCGCAGATATCACAGATTATTGCAGTCTTGACAAACAAAATGGTGCAAGAAGAACAGGAAGGTTTGACACAACAAGGTCAAGATCCCATTGTTGAACTCAAGAATAAAGAACTTGAGCTTCGCGGTGCAGAAATTCAACGTAAAGCACAAGAGTCAATGATGCAGTTTCAAATGGATCAAGAAAAATTAAATCAAGATAGAGAACTTACAGAAAAAAAGATACAATCTAGTGAAGATATGACCGAATACAGACAACAAATGGCCATAAGGCGTGACGCTCTAAAGAGGGCAAGCAACTAATGTCCAGTAAAAACTTAACCAGACAACAGATTCAACAATTGCAACAGCTTGTTAAGCAGCAAAGTCGTAAAAAAAGGCTAACACCTGCTAATTATATGAGCAGTTTGATGAAAAATGTCGTACAAATGAGGGCAGATGGGGGAAAAATGTCCGTCAAAAAAGCTTTTAAAGAAGTTAAAGACAATCCACCTAAAATTTTAAAGAAAACAGCGAAAAAACATGGCAAAAAAAGAGCACAAAAACAAAAAGTTGCAATCGCCCTCTCCAAAGCAGGAAAAAATCGTCCCAAAAGGACTTAAGCATCAATTAAAGGCGATTACACCGGAGCAAATGGAAGACTTACAGACGGTGATCCGTGATCAAACAACAAATAGTCTTCATTACATCACAGAGGAGTTCGATCCGTTGATCGTTGCTAGTGCATACCTGTCAATAGTCCGACAGCTCTACATGTTGTACTTAAATAAAGATGAAGCTGACGCATTATTTGAGTGGGCAAAGATGAATATGGACCCAGGATTTAAGAGGAACGACTTGCATTAGAATAAAAATAATGTAATTTTTTTATATGGCAGCAGATGATTTAAAAAAACTTGGTGGATCAGGCATGCAGGGCACTGTGCTTGGCATTCTTAAAATGGCTTACGACAAAAATAATATTTCTAAGTCTGCTTATGATAAAGCAGTTAGATCAATCATGGGTGGATCAGAAAATATGTCATCAGCCAAACAGATGAAACTTCTCAAAGACGGCGGACTCTCAGAAGCTACAGCTAAATTAAAAGCTCAAGGATTAAAAAAAGGTAAGCAAGTAAAAAAGAAGAAAAAGAAAAAATTTCCAGACATGGATGGTGACGGCAAAGTAACAATGAAAGATGTTCTCATTGGTCGTGGCGTAATTAAAAAAGCTAAAGTGGGAATGCAAATGAAGGGCACAAGTCCTTTGATTAAAAAGAGGAAATAATGGCAGACGAAAAGACAGATCAAATGGGTAAAGGTTTTGCAGACGCAACTCCTAGCTTGGAAAATTTAAAGAAAACTCAAGAGATGATTAAAGACATCTTAAAAGATTTAACACCTGGGGCTGTAGGTGCTGTGCCTCAAACTCTTAAAGATCGAATCTTGAATAAGATCAAAGGTGTTGGAGACTTGGGTGCGTCAACTACAAAATTATTAAACAAGTTTGGCATAGAAACTCCGCTTCAAAAAGAAAAAAAGAAAAAGAAAAAAAGAGAAAACGATCCAAAAAACACTGAGATCATTAGTGCTAAATCAGGAAAATTAATTAAATGTGGTGCTCAGATTAAAGGCACGAGTCCTTTGATTAGAAAACGAAAGTAATGGCTAGACCAGGTTTATACGCAAACATACATGCTAAAAGAAAGCGTGGTGGTAAAATGCGTAAGAAGGGTGCTAAAGGTGCACCTAGCGCAGCTAACTTTAGAAGAGCTGCACAAACAGCAAGGAAAAGATAAGGAAGGGGAAAAAGTAATGGACAAAGCTACAGATAATAATACTGTTATTGACGGTAAAAAAGTTCCTTACAAGCTACCTGCAGTTGACCCTGCAAAGTCTAAGACTCAAGGTCAAAAAGCAGTGCAAGTGAAGAAGGTACCATTTAAAGGAGTATTCTAATGGATATGATTAAATCCCTAAAAACTAAATGGGACAACCTAAATAAAAAAGGAAAGATATTAGTTGTTGGAGCAGCGATTGTTGCTGTTTACTTAATAGTCACTAATGTTTAATCTTTTAGTAGGTCCCCTCTCAAACTTAGTCGGTAATGCGGTCAAAGGTTTTGTCGAGACTAAAAAGGCAAAAGCTGAATTAGCATTAACGGAAATAAAAGCACAGAAGTCTCTTAAAGAACAACAGATTGCCGGAAAAATTGGTTGGGAGGCTTCTGCTGTTGATCAAATGAAAGGGAGCTGGAAAGACGAGCTAATTTTAATATGTTTGTTGGTTCCGGCGGTGGCAGTATTTATTCCTGGATGGACTCCACATATTAAAGCGGGTTTTGAAGCCCTACACTCACTCCCTGATTATTATAAGCATCTATTATATATCGCGTGTAGTGCAAGCTTTGGCATCAAGGGAGCAAAAGGTGCGATGGGCCTTATTACTAAAAAGAAATAGTGGATATATTTCAATTATTCACTGTCTTCAAGAAACAAATAGAAGAACGAGAAGCAAGTCTATTAGAGATGTTAAGCTCTGGTGTTAAAGACTGGGATGAATATAAGTATTTGACAGGTAAGCTAGAAGCACTAAGATCAATTAAATCAGAAATGCAAGAAACAATGAAAAGGTTTGAAGAAAATGAATAAATTAATATTGCCTGATTATTTAGGTAAAAAAGAAGAGAAAGCTAAAGAGCTTTCAGATATGCAAAAGCTTCCAAAGCCAACTGGTTGGCGAATGTTAATCATGCCACATACAGGCATAAGAAAAACAAAGGGAGGTGTGCATCTTACAGATAAGGCTCAAGAAGAAATCCAGCTTACAACTAATGTAGGATTAGTCTTGAAAATTGGTCCAGATGCGTATAAAGATAAAGCAAGGTTTCCTGAGGGCCCTTGGTGCAAAGAAAAAGATTGGGTTCTTTTTGCTAAGTACGCAGGCTCAAGGATTAAGATAGACGGGGGTGAACTAAGACTTTTGAACGACGATGAAGTTTTAGCAGTGGTTGAAGATCCGGAAGACATATTACATGCAACATATAAATAGACTCATGGAGGTCATGACCCATGCCGGAACAAAAAATGGTAGATATAGATACATCAGGCAATCCTGTTGATGTAGATATAAAAGAAGAACAGAAACAAGACGAAGTAGACGTTCAAGAAGTACAAGAACAGGAATCTTCCGTTCGTGAAGTTAAACCACAACAAGAAGAGCAACAATCTAACGAAGAAGATCTAAGCGATTATTCTGATGGCGTAAAAAAACGTATTGACAAGTTGACCGCAAAGATGCGGGAAGCTGAAAGACGTGAAAGAGCGGCCATTGAATACGCAGATGGAATCAAAAGACAATACACAGATTTAGATAAAAAATATAAAGATCTAGACACTGGTTATTTAAATGAATTTAAAAACAGAGTAGAAATTTCAAAAGCAGCTTTACAAGACAGATATCAAAAAGCTGTTGCTGATAATGATGTTAAGGCTCAGGTTGAAGCACAAGAAGAGCTCACCAAACTAACAATAGACTCAGAGCGTCTAAGGGCTAGTGAAGCAAAAAACAGTGCTAAGGCAGAGGAAGGAACTGAAGTTAAAACACCAGATGCTCCTAAAGCTCCTGCAGCTCCACCTGATCCACGTGCGGAAAAATGGGCTACGGATAACTCATGGTTTGGAAATGACGAAGCCATGACTTACACAGCTATATCAATTCACAAGAAACTTGTGGGACAAGAAGGATTTGACCCGAAGTCAGAAGAGTACTATAGTGAGATCGATAAACGCATGAAAAATGAATTTCCTCATAAGTTCGAGGCTGAAGCGAACAATATATCTGCTGATGACAGACCCGTGCAGGCTGTAGCAAGCGCAAATCGTTCGTCTTCTAAAAATGCACGCAGCAAGACCGTGAGACTCACACCCTCACAAGTCGCCATTGCTAAGAAACTCGGTGTGCCACTAACAGAGTACGCAAAGTACGTTAAACAAGGAGGTCAGGCATGACAACTAAAACCTCAAGATCTGCGGACACGCGAGACAAGTCTCAGCGTAAACGTGTTTGGCAGAGACCGTCATCACTTGATGCACCCGCTGCGCCAGATGGTTATGTCCATCGTTGGATAAGAGCAGAAGTTCAGGGATACCAGGACACTAAGAATGTGATTAGCCGTCTACGTGAGGGCTATGAACTAGTAAGAGCGGACGAATATCCTGACTGGCAATTACCAACAATAGAAGATGGTAAACACGCAGGGGTCATTGGAGTAGGTGGCTTATTGCTGGCTCGTATTCCTGAAGAGCTCATTAAGCAACGTGATGCTTATTATAATGGTCTTACTCAAGATCAAATAAAAGCAGTTGATAATGATCTTTTAAAGGATGCTCACCCCAGTATGCCAATCAGTAAACCTGATAGGCAAAGCAGGGTGACTTTCGGTGGCTCACAAAAGACTGAATAAGTTTTTTACAGGCCATTGTTAGTTACATTTATTAACTTTACTTTTAAGGAGTAAAACAATGGCAAATCAAGCAGGTAACTTTGGATTTCGTCCAGTGCTAATGATGGGTTCCTCATATCAGGGCCAAGGTCAACAAGAAATGAAGATCAATAGCAACGAAACGAACTCCATTTTTATGGGTGATCCGGTTGTATTAAATGCAAACGGAGCAATCTCTCGAGGTGGTTCCCTCGGTGCTGAGCTTGTTGGTGTTTTTAATGGTTGTTTCTACACAGATCCAACTACACAAAAGCCAACTTTCTCAAACCATTATCCTGGTGGTATTGTAGCAAGTGATATTGTTGCAAACGTAATCAGTGATCCGAATGTAATATTCACAGTTAAAGTGGATGATACAAACGGTGGTAGAGCACAGGTCGGTTCAACCGCGAACATAGCAACATACAGCGCAGGATCTACCAAATCAGGTATTTCTAACGTGGCATTAGACGGTGGCAGTTTTGCAACCAGTAATGCTTCAAACTTCGCTGTGTATGACTTATCAACAGATCCAGATAACAGTGACTATACTGTAGCTAACGCTAACATTCTTGTTAGAATTAACAAGCATCAGTACACTGATACAACAGGCGTATAGGGGGTTAAACTATGGCTATATCTAGAAGTCAACTCGTTAAAGAGTTGGAGCCAGGTCTAAACGCTCTGTTTGGCTTGGAGTACAGTAGGTACGAAAACGAACACGCTGAAATTTTCGATGAGGAAACTTCAGATCGTGCATTCGAAGAAGAAGTAATGTTAGCTGGATTCGGTTCTGCACCAACTAAATCAGAAGGTGCTGGAGTGGCATTTGACACTGCAACCGAAGCGTTTACAGCTCGTTACACACATGAAACAGTTGCATTAGCTTTCGCAATCACAGAAGAAGCTATCGAAGATAATCTCTACGATAGACTAGCTGCTAGATACACAAGAGCTCTTGCAAGATCAATGGCAAACACAAAACAAGTAAAAGCTATTGATGTTTTAAACACAGCTTTCGCAGCTGCAGGTGCCGCGGGTACTAACCCAGGTGGTGATGGTGTGTCACTTATTAATACACAGCACCCATTAGCACAAGGTGGAACACTATCCAACAGACTTGCAACTGACGCTGATCTTAATGAAACTTCATTAGAGCAATCATTAATTGACATCGCTGCATTCGTAGACGAGCGTGGATTAAAAATAGCTGCTCAAGGTAGAAAACTTATTATTCCAAAAGAATTACAGTTTACTGCTGACAGACTAATGGCTTCTGCATTAAGAACAGGCACAGCTGATAATGACATTAACGCAATTAAGAACATGGGTATGATTCCTGAAGGTTATGTAGTCAACCATTTCTTAAGCGATATTAATGCATTCTTTATCAAAACTGACGTACCGAACGGTTTAAAAATGTTTAACCGTTCACCAATCAGAACATCTATGGAAGGTGACTTTGATACAGGTAATGTAAGATACAAAGCTAGAGAGAGATACTCATTTGGTTTCTCAGATCCTAGATGTATCTTCGGTACATCAGGTGCATAGAACGTAACTGTTATAATTAATACCAAAGGGCGTATGTCTTTGACTGCGCCCTTTTTTTATGGCATATTTAAATTCTAGCAATTTATAGTTATGCACACTGAGCTAGCAGACGGTATAGAGACTGCATAACGAATGGTCTATACAACCAAGGAGGTTTATTATGGCTACACACTTTAAAGGACCGATATTATTTTCAAAGCAACGCCCTGCTTTAGAAAATTTAAATATCGCAAGATGGAATGATCAGTTCATTCAGTTCGATGATTAT